CTTTTTTAACTGCCATACGTTTTTGTATTTGCTCATCAGTAACAAGGCCGCCATTTTTAAGTATATCTATCATACACATGACATCGCCGATTTCATCTTGTAATTGTTTATAATCACATGGTTCGTTAAATCTTATCATTTTGCTACATGCTTGAATGAGTTCTCCACATTCTTCCATTGTGATTACTAACATTTCTTCTCGTTTTTTCATTTATATACCTGCTATTGAACATGCTTGTTTTACTTCTGAAACTTCTTCTTTATTTTGTGTAAAGAGTTTCATCCAAAACGACGCACTAATTATATCCTCTATCATTTTTACTTGCTCGTCACTAAATCTTGTAAGTAATTCATCACCGGTGTCACATAAGTATAACATCCAAGGAGATACTTTTGCACTTCTAATATCATAGACTGCTCTAGGTGTAGACACTTCTTTAAAATATTCAGTCCAATCTAAATTACTTTCTTCACTCCATTTTGCCAAATACATAATTGTTCGTTCTAATGCTTTCATGCCTGGCTCTTTTTTAATGTATGCTAATAGATATTCATCATATAGTTTGTCTTTGCTCCAGTCTGCTAATTTCTTACCATTTTTTATTAACCATTCTGCAAACTGCTCTGGATTTAAATATTCATTTGTAACACAACTTCTACCAAATTTTACAAAACCTTCGTAGTACTGGCTCTGTATAAACTCTTCCTGTGTTTTTGTTTTTGTTGCTGATGTATTTAAATCATAAAACATTTGAAATACCCTAAATGATAATCTTGTATGTGTAAGATCTTTATCTGCCCAACGTCTTTTTTTGACGCACATATGAGCCGATAGGGTGCGTTCGTTCATAAACGACTTACTGCACCATTTACATTTATTACTTTCCAAAGACATCTTTTATTGTTTTATCATCACATCCATTTCTTTTAGCAAATTCTTTTAAATCATCTTTTACATTGATACTGATAAGAACTTCTAAGTCATCATCTTTTACATCTGGTAATAGTTCTTTCATAAAATTAAATACTTTGTTCTTTTTCTTTTTTGAATGTGGAGGTTTTATATAAGGGTGAAATTCAACTTTTCCGCTACCACATGCACTTAATAATAACCACTGCAATTCTGGATGTTTGCTAACTTCACTAAATTGTAAATTAACTAATTCATTTGTCATATAAATGTAATTGGCCGCATGTTTACCTTGTACACTACTACAGTATCTCATCATCATCCAGGCACTAAAGGCTTTCTTTTGTTCATCACTAAGATTTGTGTAAAAACTTTTATTTTTTTTATCTATTGCCGCCATTACATCTTTTAGCGGTAGTTGTGGTTTCTTAGCCATCTAACATCCTAAAATTATACGGAGGTTGCCAGTCTCCATTATATGTGTACCTATTTGGGTACGGGTTATATTCTAAATCATCTTCTAATGTAAAAACTTGACCAGGATATTCTTTATATATCTCTAATACTAGTTTACTATAAAAACTTAAATTGTCAAATGCTTTATCTAAATCATTATTCGATAACTGTTCGCTATACAACTTTCTATTAGATCTCCATGGACTAACATCATTGATATCAAATTGTTTACATGCTACTGCATAACTAATTACTTGATCTGTTATCGACTCTCGTTGAGTATAATATATTGTATCTGCCATTTCACATAATTTAAAACATTGTCGTTTAATAAATTTTCTATCAAATGGTGTTTGGCCGGGTATAACTTTTGCTATACATTTTTTGCTTAAATTATATTCTTGTATTCTACTTTCGATAATACTTTTACAATCTTCTTGTTCTTTACAAAATAAAATTTCGCCAAAGTTTCTATGTTCATTGCTTGTTAAGTTTTCTAATACACTATGTCCTCCCGTTCTAGGAGAACCTATTAGCAATATTTTATTCTCCATCAAATTCTATAAGTGTTTCGACATTGTATCCCTGATCTTTAATAATAGTACTTCCTTTAAGGTCTGGTAGATCTATTACTGCAAGTATTAGAATATGTTCTTTTGGTATACCCCAATTTTCATGAACTAAGTCTGCTGTTGCAATAGCAGTACCACCTGTTGCAATCAAGTCATCTATAATTACAACATTACCTTTTATAGGAGAAATTTTTTGTATATGTATTTCTGTTTCTCCATATTCTAATTTAAAAGGTTTACTAAATGTTTCGTTAGGCAATTTGCTAGGTTTTCTAGCAAGTATATGCGGTAAATGAAATTTTGCGGCAACTGGTGCTCCAAAAACAAATCCTCTACTTTCAATACCAATTATAGTGTTAGCATCAAATTTTGCTGTAGCAACTGATAATTGTGTAATTGTACTACTAAATGCGTCGGCATTATCTGTAATACTTGTAATATCTCTAAACTGTATTCCTGGTATAGGATAGTCAGGTACTGTGCGTATAATATCTTTTAAATTATAAATCATCTCTTTCCCATGGTAAATGATCTTTACCAAAATGTCCATAGTTAGTACTAATGTCTAGTGGTGTAGGACAACCTAATCCAAATCTTTGTATAATACCTAACGGAGATAAATCTACTTGATCTTTTACTTGTTGAATTATATTTTCATTTATCTTACCATCAGTAAAGATTACTAATGATGTTGGTTGCACAACTCCTATAGCATAACTTATTTGAACTAATACATTCTTAAAATTATATCGTTTAACAATATTTTTTGCTATCCATCTAGCCATATAAGCCGCACTTCTATCAACTTTAGAAGGATCTTTACCACTAAATGCTCCGCCTCCATGTGGTGCGGCTCCTCCATAAGTATCAACAATAATTTTTCTTCCAGTAAGTCCAGTATCTCCATCTGGTCCACCAATTACAAATCTACCAGTTGGATTTATTAAGTACTCAGCATTTTTTAGTAATTCATTTGGTACTACTTTACTAATTGTGTTGTGAACTAGTTCTTTTACTTGATCCTGTGTACTATCTTCGCTGTGTTGAGTACTAACTAATACTTTATCAATGTCGATAGGTTCGCCTGTATTTGCATAGTTAAATGTTATCTGTGCTTTGCTGTCTGGTCTAATAATGCTATATTCGGAATCATTTTTTCTACTATCACTTAAAGATTCTAAAATTTTATGACAGTATATTAGTGGTGATGGCATGTAATGTTCATTTTCATTACATGCATATCCAAACATTATTCCTTGATCGCCTGCCCCAAATGAGTCTGTACCTAATGCAATGTCTTCGCTTTGGCCATGTAGTTCATTATAGATTTTTAAATTCTTCCAATGAAACCCTGTTTGTTCGTAACCTATTTCTTTAACTGTTTGTCTAACTATTTCGTCTATGTAGTTATTATCAACTTCTATATTAGTTTTATATTCTCCTGCCAATGTAACCATATTAGTTGTAACTAACGTTTCAATTGCTGTCCTATTATTAATTTCATTATTCAGCAAGTATGTTGCTACTTTATCGGATATCAAGTCTGCTATTTTATCTGGATGCCCTTCACTGACACTTTCACTTGTAAATTGATACATATTTTGTTTTCCTTATTTAAATTTGTTTTCCATTATGTCTTCCCAAGTAGAATATTCAATACGATCAAACGATCCTTCAGGGAAAGTAGGAGGTACCCATTGTACCGTCCTTTCTCTTTTATATATTTTTTGTAGCCATACTTTCTTTCCAGAAAGCAAAGTTACAGGTTTCCAAGCAAACCATTTAACCCAATCTGTATATTCTGCTTCAGTAGGTAATGGTTTCAAATGTGGATACCTTGTATAAGCAGGATGGTTATAGTTCTCCATCCTTTCTCATCTGCTCTCGAATCTTAGTTGCACTAATTTGTTGTGTTTCCTCATCGAGAACTTCCTCTTCAATCTTATAACCTACGCCTCTGCCGTAAGTAATATTCATAATATTTGGCACAGGATAGCACCTAAATTTACCTGCATGTTCATAGAGTTCTTGTTCTATGTTTTCACAAATATCTTCAGGGGTCCACGGATTATTTTCATCTACTGGCATATCACGAACTAGTATTGCTACCTGTCCATGTTTTGCTAATGCCCTTTCAAATAACTTCTTATGCCCTTCATGGAATGGTTGAAATCGGCCTAGCATTTGTGTAGTAGGTTTCTTAGGATGAAAATTAGGGTCTTTAATATCTACAGCAATAAGCCTTGCTATTTTTTCTACTGCTTCTTGAGTCCACCAATCTTCTTTTCTAATTACAACATCTACATTAATAGTTGCATCTGGCTTTTCAAAAATTTTATTTGTGTCTTCAAATCTACCTTCTTCAATAGTATCCATCCATATTACATACTCAGGATTAAATTTTCTTCTTAATTCATTAGTAGGGCAAACAAAATCAGCAATAGCATAATTACCATTACCTACAGTTTTTAAACAATAATCAGTCATTCTTTTCATTTGTCTTTCTCTACCTTGCGGCGAAAAATCCCAATCATTAAAAAGTTCTCTGATATCATCAGCATTATGCCACATTGCATTACCTAATGTTTCAACAAGACGTTTTGCTAGAGTAGATTTACCTGAACCAGGTAAACCACAAATTAAAATTCTTTTCATCTATTTTCTCTTTCCCATTCTGCGTTTTCTTCAAACTCTGCAAGGTATTCATCTAAGTTTTCTTGCATAAGTTCTTGACTGTCATGCCACTTAGTATTTAACCAACCAACTTGGGCATCGTAACTTTTACCGGTGCTGTCCATGTAATCGTAATCGCAGTCTAATTCTACTTTGTCGTAGAAAACTGCATCAATAAATTCTGCTAGGTTTGTTTCTACAACACCCATACCTAATTTGAATTCATCGAAATCTTCGCCGTCTGTTTCCACAAACCAAGCACCAAAAGAACCTTTCTCAGAACTGTGGAACATTAAAACAGGTATATATTTGTTACCGTCTTCGTCCTCTTCGTTAATTACTTCTGGTTCTTCATCAGTATTAAAGTATCCACCTTCTCTGCCATATACATGAATTGCTTCTCCTTCATATACTTCATTATCGTAGTCCCAATCGTCTGAACCATCTGCTGGAACTTCATATACCGTGAACCCGCCATCTGCGTAGGCACTATTGATGTGTTCTAAATCATCATTTTCCCACATATTAAAATATGAACCATCCTCTGCTGGAGTAGGTGGGCCATCTGGATCTAACAATGCATCTTCAGGTCCATTGTCTTCCCACTCATCTTGGTCTGCTTCTAATACAGCATCTATAAGTTCACTAGTATCATCTAGTTCTGCGTAATAACTAGCAAATGCTGGATTTATTGAACCAAAAACAAGTTCTCCTCCGTATCTGCCGCCTTCTATTCTAAATCTTCTTTTTGACATTTTTACCAACCTCCGTCAATTGTTTCCATTATTTCATTCATATGACCTAACAGTTGTGTGATAGGTTCATCGTAGTCACCAATTTCATAGTCAACGTCATCTTGTTCTTTAAACATTGCTTTGATTTGATCACCATATTGAACAACCTGTTCAAGTTGTTCTCTCATTTCATCTGATATAGCCATTATGCCTCCTTGCTCGGATCCCACATAACTAAGTTTTTCTTTCTCAGTCTGTTTGTTATAATAGTATATCTATTCTGCTCTTCTTTCCATTCTTTTAACCATTTATGCCCATCACGTTCTGCATCAACAAAGATTGCATTAGTAAATGCTAATGGTAGTAAAATAGAAATATGTATTACAATACTGATAACAGTATCATAATTAAAAAACCCTAAGTAGTTTGCGGCTAAGAAGCCAAAGAACACACTCCATATAGTAAATAATACTAACATAAAGTATGTCTGCAGACTCGGGTCTTTGATTACTCTTAATGGATTGTATCTCACATCCATTACACGTCTCCAGCCATTTGCAAGACCCATTACAGTTCTTCTAAATAAACTAGGTTTGTTTATACTTGGTTCTATCATTTTATTCTCCTATTCTATGTGATTCCTCACAAACTCTTTTATTACATGTAAGCCTACTGATGCCCATGTAATTACAATTAAACTCCAAAATAATAATTCAAACATTACATTAAATCGCCTATTTCAAAATCTTTAACTTTATTTGCATCTTTTACAAAATATGCACATTTAGGGTTAGGTCCATCTTCAAGCGGTATTGCTAATAAATGCCCATTTTTAAGTTTTGGAAAAAACCATTTTACATCTTGATATACATTTGTAATGCTAACTTCTTCACTACCGGGTATTTTTGATGTAAAAGGATTCATCGCCAGAACCCTAAAACCTCGATTATTTAAACTTGCTAAAGGAATTACCTCTATGCCATCTAATTCTTCGTCACATAACAATACACTCCAATCCATAGGCATTTGAATTTTATGTTCTCCTATTTGCAAACATATTGCAGGAGCATGAAAACTTTCTAAAAAGATTAATGGTAAGAAGAAAAAGTCTACCCATTCTGGATCGCCTCCATCAAGAACACAATAACGTATGTCATCTATCTCATCTGGTACACAATCTATATCGTATGTATCATTTTCTATTGTTAATATTTTCATTTATACTCCACTTTAGTTACTGTATGTCTAAAATTCTGTTCTCGGTAAAAGGCCTTCCTTTTAGTCAAGTGTCTTTTACTATACTTTAAATTACTTGTTATGTCAACCACATTGACATAATCTTTATCCTGTGCTTTCCTAATACCTCTTCCAATACTTTGTATTACTCTCACAAAACTCTTTCCTGGTTCCAACATTATAAGATTAAATATTCTTGGTATGTTGATACCTACTGCCGCTACACCGTATGTAGCAACAATGACTTTATTATCCATCTCAGATACTTCGGCGTATTCATCTTGTCTATCTTGAGTCTTCATAGACCCACTTACAAACACCCAATCTTCATTTCTTTCTGCTAACATTTCACCTGTTGCAATACGGTCAATCAATACTAGTGTATTACCGTTATTAGCATAGCCTGAGATAATGTTGCTTAACTGATCTATTCTTTTTGGGTCTGTAACTAACCATTTAAGTTCTTGTGCGTATGTACTGAATCCCATCATTCCATCTTGTAGTTGTAGAATAGTAATATCTAAATCTGCTAGTACACCCATATCCTGTAATTCTTTACTGCTCATCTTACCTTCAACTGGACCTAAACTTACCAAACAACCAATTGCTTCATGTTCGTCTTTTGGTATAGTACCAGTTAGTCCCCATCTAATAGGCACATTCGCAAACACACCACTTAGAAGTTTTTGTAATACGTCTGCTTTTGCTTTATGAACTTCGTCGACCATTACACAAACAACATTATCTAAGAATACATCAATGTCTACTTCTGCTTCATATGTCTTAGTTTTCTTTTCTAATACTGCTAAACTTTGCCAAGTACATATGGTGTGTGTTTTGTCATACTCTTTTCTATCACCATAAAGAACACCTACATCAAGTCCTAAGTTCTTGTAGTCCTTTTCTGTTTGTACAACAAGGTCTTTGTTAGGAACAATAACTATTGTTCTGCCGTACTCTTCACATTTCTCACTAAGTACTGCCGTAACAAGAGTTTTACCTGCACCTGTGGCAATCTCTTGTAAACATTGTGGATTTTCTAAAAATTTATTCACAATATCTACTTGATAATCTCTTAACTGTATCGGTGTTCCTGCTACAGGATGACCTTTAGGCCAAGTTACATGACTATAACTATATTGTTTTACAGAAGTAAAACTAAAATCCCATTTAGTTCTTTTGTCTACTACTTCTATTTCGTATCCGTCACCAGTAACAATAGGCAGTAATCTTTCTAGTAAATGAAAATATGTTCTGCCTCCTATATCACAGTATCTAATACAGCCATCCCATCTACCTAACTTATAAGCAGGCATGTGATAGGCATAAGGTAAAAAGTATTTCACTTCATCTGAAATTTTACGCCTTGTTTTAACATCAAGACCTGTGAAACGAACATTTACTTCGTCTCTGATTTCTAAAACACATTTACCCATAACTTATTATACTACCACTTATACCCTAATGTCAAGTAAACTTCTTTACCTTTGCTATCATAAAAAGGAACAACTTCTACAACTTCATCTGTGAGATTCTCAACTTTTAAAGATAAAGTTAATCCATTTGTAAATCCTTTTGTGATATATAAATTAAGTTTTTTAAGATCTTCTAAATACTCTTTTCCTTCTGCTAATACATCATATGCGCCAGGTTTTCTTTCTAAATTAACTGCATACTTTAATCTAACATCGACACCTTTGATATTTTGTTTTATATCTAACACACCCATATATTTTGGTACTCTTGTTTGATCAGTATCTGTATATTTTAATGTTAGACCAACTGGACCAAAGTTGTTTGCAAATCTAAAACCTTGTGTCTTGTATTCTCCTGTATTAGAGTACGTAGGTCTAGTATAAACAGGATTGTTATCTTGTACTAAAGAATACTTACACCCTGCTAATGAACTTCCTTGTGGTGGTTCAAAGTCACGAATCAATACACAACCGCCATATGTTCCATCTGTATTTACAGATTCTTCTATATTAAGTTCATAGGAACTAGTTATATTATCGGTGTAATAACCAGGTGTGTATTCAATTGCTTCTTCGAATTCATACATGAATACACTTAGGACTCCGTAGCCTAACTCATAACCTACTCCTTTTTCAGGTAGTAAATCCTCATTGCCTTGAACAGAACCATCGCCAAACTTTTCATATAAATTTGCTTTTCTAAAACTATTACCTAAGTTAAAAAACCAATTTCCTTTTTCTATTCCTAATCTTACAGCATTCTGATCATCATTACCTAGTCTAATACCAAAGTTATAACTTAGTATAAAATCAGCATTGGCTTGGAAATATATGCCTCCGTTCTCATCTGAATATTTTAGATCAGTCTTAGTAAGAGTGTAGACTCCGTTTCCATCTAATACTTCAAAAGGATTATTTAAATCAGGTTGTGTTGTGCCGTTCCATAATGGATATTCTTTTAAAGTATCGTCATCACCATAATAGGAACCTGGTATAGTATTATAACGTTCTACAACTTCAGTACCCTCAACATTTTGCCAACTACTGGTATTATAATATTGTTTTTCAACATCTACACCAAATGCAATATTTAAGTTATTACTTAATGTTAATTGATTACCAATTCTAATATAATCTCTAAAACTTTCATTTTCATAAGTTGGGTCTAATTCTGTAAAGTATTCTGCTGTATTATAATTTCGACCTAAAGTAACAAAGTCATTTCTAATTGCAATATTGTATCGTGTTCCTTGCTGTAAACAATCATTACTTTGGTTCCAACTGTAACCATAACAGTTATCATAATCGTAATCATAATCAGTAAATTTACCTACAATAGCAAAGTCTCCTACATCTATATTAAATCTAGCAGTTTTGTTTTCGTAATTATCCTCTTCTTTATTGTCATTACGAACACTATCCATGCCATCGTTAACCATACTAAATTCTATTTGTTCTATAGGAGCCACACGAGCATATTTTATTTCGTCCTCTACTCGTAAAGTTATACCACGTTCAATTGTGTCTTGTATTAATACTGTTCCAGCCATACTGCCTGAACCATATACTACACCATTAGCACCTGTAATAACTTTTACTGTTTGACCACTTGCAAAGTCATGACCAAAGTCATACCAACTTGCACCAGGATCGTTTGCTGGAATACCATTTACATAAACTGATGTATGTGATGTTTGGGCACCTCTCTCGTTATAACCTACGAAGCCACCATAGCCTCCTGGATTAAAAGTAAAGGCTGGCATAATAGCACTTATCAAACTGCTACTTGTAATCGGATCTGCTTTTACTGTTTTTTCTTGTTGGGCAGTAACAATAATTTCTTCTATTTCATCTGCAAATGCCCATGCAGTAAAAAGTGGTAAACATATTATAAATGTAATCTTTAATATGTGTTTGTGAAAAAAATCTTCAAAATTCATTTGTATCTCCGTGACATAAAAGTCGCAATTTAATTTATAAGTTTAATTATACATTGGTATTAGGATTTGTCAAGAGTTTTATAAAAGAAACCCCCAAATAAATTTGAGGGTTTCAAAGTGTTCAAAGTGGGAGGGTTTCGAACACTAGGGGGAACATGGGAGACCTACTTATCGCTCAGTCTCCTCATGCATGTTGACTCTACCAAAGACTTCCAATTATCAAAGTCCATCTTGGCCAAGTCAGCAATTTTAAGTACCATTCTCAAACTAAGTTCCCTGAGTCTAGCACTTTTTAAAACCATAAAGTCTATAATTTCTTTTTCAAACTCTTTGCTAAAGCCATATGGTTTCAACATACCATCTCTAACAATTTGATTAATCCTTAAAAACTTATCGCTAGTAGAGTCCATACCTAAATCAATGTAATGACATCTTGACATTAGTGCCGCTAAGTGATCTTGTATTTTCTTACTTCTAACATTTTCAAAATTTACATTGGTAATAAAGATTACCCCACCTGCAAAATCAAACCTATCAGGTATTCCTTCTCTGCGAAGTGCAATAGATTCTGCCTTCCAACTAATCGTTCTCTTTTTACCAGAGTCCAAAACAGCCTTCAACATGTTCAAACATACCTCATCAAATAAGATGCTATCACAGTCATCAAATACCAGAATGTCACCTTTGTTTGAATTATTAAACAATGTTTGGTACAAACCAATTGGTGTCATTGACCCTTTTACAACTTCTGTTCTTGGTGGTTGTCCTGACAATTTTGTCATTGAGTCGTATTCATCAAGTATAGTCTCTACACCAAAACTTTTACCAACTCCTGGAGGGCCACTAACAATAAGTCCTCTTACAGTACCATTTGCTACAGCATCAGTCATTTGATCTAAAACTGCAAACCTACCAGCAATTCTATCCATTGCCTGTTGTGTAGTTTCCTTTTTCTTAGTAGTTTCCTTAACTGGCATCAAGGATTTGTATTCTTCCTGTGAACTAGGTGTTACATCTAATGGTGATGCTACTAACACTCTAATTTTTTTAGCAGTACTGCCCATTAAAGCAGAACCATCAACCGTTACAAACGGTCCTTTCTTACCAAATGAAAGTGGCTTAACTACTGGAAAAACCGCATCTTTAATAGGTGCATTACGGTAAGTACCTTTTTTAATTTTAACAAATGATTTCATATTGATTGCCTCCCACAGCATTAATTTAAAATATAGTTATATTATACTATCGTTTTTGATATTGTCAACCATAAGTAAAATTATATAAAAAATTACCAATACCAGAAAAGATTAAATATAAAATCCAAAAATACAATCCGACCGCTACAAAGGGCATAATAAGTTGAAACCAAATAGGAGTACCAGAAAGATCCATATTAAAGAGATCCCAGGTACCTTCGATAATCACACCTACTAGAAGTATGAAACATATTAAAAAGACTGTATTAAGTAACATACTATTATTATAGCAAAAATACTGTAATTGTCAAGAGTTTTTTATATGCTTTGTTAAGAGAATATCTGCTTTCCTGCAGACACGTTTTGCTTGATATAGATAATATCGAAGTGTTAATTGATGAAATATGTTTTTTATAATTCTAAACATTTCTAATAACTATGATGCCATAACGATCCATTACAACTGTTTCACAACCTATTCTATTTATAACATCAAAAACTAAATCTATCATACGTTGGCTATTACCACAAATAATTGTTAAGGGTATTTGGGATTGATTCATTAATATAAAATTTTCTACCTTTAAATCTACTTCGTGGTGCCTTACGCCATGTAAATCTAATTTCATTGATACTTTAAATCCATATTAATTAAATGTTGTTGGTTATGTTTTAATATAGGCATCATATCCCAATACATTTCGTGTATCTCATCTATATGTTTGTTGCTTAATTCTTTGATAAGATCGATTATCATTTGTAATTTACGTTCACCGTTTTCTTCATTATCGTAGTCTTCGTTCCAATAATTACTAAATGTTTTGAACCCTTTTTCTTTATAATATTCTAATGTACCTGCACCAGAATAAATTATTTGAGGATGTAAATTCAACATTGGTCGTGTGCTTTTTTCAGTTAAAAATGTTTCTCTATGAAAAGGTCTGAAATAGTTATCTAATTTTTCATCGTTACAAACGTCAAGATTTCCATGACATTCACCACTTTCAGTTGTAATAGTTATGTAAGACCTATCATATATGTATCTATAATCACCAGTTTTATTAAAATCAGTGCCATTCATATCACCTTCTATATGAAAAATTTGATCGAACACTTGTTGCCAGTCTCCTTTTAGATCATACTGTATAGGCAACATTTCTAATAACTCTTCTGGTAGAGGGAACATATTATCTACATCATGCCAATAATGAAAACTTGTAATATTGTTATTTAAGAATGTTTGGTTTAAGATACCACTTTCAAAAAGTTTTAACATAAACACTTGTCTATGTTTTAACATATTTGCATTTAAACAATTAAATCTAAAACTTCGTTTAATATCTGTTGGATGTGTAGTGTAAACAAGTTTATCATGATGAGCATGACCTTTTGAATATAACCAAATACCAAAATTATAGTATTCGCAATTAAACTTTTGATCATTAGGCACATAAAGTGAATGCCACCTGTCATATGATTCTTTGAATTTTAGATTGCCAGAAGTAAATGTTATATTCTCTAATGGTATACCTGTATCTTTTGAAAAGTTGTGTATTGCCCTAGGAAACCACTCGCCATTAATTAGAAATTTAGATGCTTCACAAGAATATAAAAATTTTATAAAAATATATTCAGGAGACTCTAATTCGCTTAGTTTCTGATCTATATCTTTACGAAACGTTTTTGTAAAATCTTCAAAATTATCCCATACTCGCTCTTTACAATTTACAATGTCGTAATTTACAAAATGGCGTTTGGGAGGGTCTAGTCGATCACTATGTCTTCCATTCCCGCTGTTCTCAATCTCGTTATGTGTCCTATCTGCCATTGCTTAGTATCCAATCCTTTCATTATGCCTAGATATTTATTTCGTAAAAGGCTAAATTGGTTTACAAGGTGAGTTAGATCAATAACACTATCTTCACCGTCTACAAATTTATCTGCATCTCTACTACTAAGTGTTCTATTGTAACTTTCTAAATATTTTCTAAATACTTTACTACGTTCTCGCCTAAGTTCAATATTTAAATGCTCGAGTATCGCTTCAATCTCTTGTAGTTGATTAAAGCGATACTCGGTCAATCCGGGTAGTGAAGAAGAGGCCTTTTCTAAACTCCCTTTAATTTTGACTTCCCATCTAGCATCGTTAAGTTCTTTTTCGTAATACTCGATCGCCGGAACTATATTACCTAAGTCTTGAACAATTTTATTGTAATGGGTAGCCATTTAATTAATCCCAATCTTCTTCGTCATCATCATCGTCTAATCCAATGTCAAAGTGACTGATTAATGCGGCTTTCATAACAGAATCAAATTCATTAGCATTATCTTCTGCTTCTGAAATATCTACATGATCTTCAAAAGATCTAAGTAATTCTTCTGCTACATGTAGCCTTTCTTTTGCTGGGATAAACGATTTAATCGTGTCCCATGCGTCTAATAGTAATGCTACTTCAGGACTCATCTGTGTAATCCTCCATTTCTGGTTCTAACACCTCTGGGTCTAAATCTTCTACTACATCATCTTGTGCAAGAGGATTTTGTCCCCATTCATCTAAAATTACTTGAAGTTTTTCATTAGTCCAGCCTTTCCTGAACTCTTTTATTTCTTCACCTGTTACAGGAGAAACATAAGAAAGTTTATTACCTACTTTAGTAAGTATCTCTTTTGCTTCTAACATTTCTACCATACCACTATAAGGGTCCATCCCTGTCTCGTATGGAATCTTAATCTGCACACCTTCAAAAGGTTTGCTGTATCTTGATTTCATAACTTTACATGCGGCACGAATACCTTGCACAGAAGATACTTTGTTTCCGTCTGCATCTTCTTTTAGTTTTAGTTTTTTAATTGCTACAACTATACTTGATGCATATATAAAACCTTGTCCACCTGATATCTTATCGTCAGGGTCAAACATATCTTGTGATGCATAAGTATGGTTTGTTGCTACAATTCCAATTGGATATGGTGCAATCTGGTTCACTGTGTTTCTAACTAAAGACGCCAATGCCTTTGGTTTTCTACCCATATCACCTTTCATGTCACCTTTTTCAAATTGTGCAACATCAGTTGGTGTTAATAACATTCCTAAACTATCTATAACAAATAGTAATTTAGGCATATCTTCATATTCTAAATCACCATAATTTGCTTTATAATCTTTCATAAATTCACTTATTGCTTTAGCAACATCGTCAATCATTGAAACACTAACTTTTAATAGTTTTTCTGGTGATGTATCAACATCTAATGCCTGCAACCATTGTTCATCTAATGCGTTCTCAGAGTCAAATAATACTACTTGACATCCTTGATCTTGTGCATTTTTAACAATGTTGCCAGAACATATAAACGATTTACCAGAACCTGATTCACCAGCAAACACACTAACTTTACCTAGTGGGATACCTCCATTGAAGTCCCCACTTATTAGGTAGTCTAGTGTTTTGTTACCAGTGCTGATCCAATCCTTTGGGTCATGGAAACCAGCACTAATACCAGATATGCTTTTGGTTAAACCGGTTCTGAACTTTGTTAAGTCAAATGGTTTTTGCATGATTTCTCCTTAACTAGATTGTCTGTTTCTAATCATATTAAGAATGTCATCTGCTGACTTCTTGCCTGTGTCACCTTCTGCTGGAGCACTTGCAACGGGCTCAGCCGCTGGTGCTGGAGCAGGAGTTTCTACTGCTGGTGCAGTTGTTTCTGCTACTGCTGGTGCAGGTGCTGTTACAGGAGCCACACTCTCTGTTGCAGTTTGTTGTACTGCTGGAGCAGGTTGTGCCTGTGCCACTGTGGTTTGTGTGCTTGTTCCTGTATCAAGTCCATAGGGTTTGTAAAACGTACCCCACCTTGCAGGGTCATATAATTCACCATCTACACTTGCCTGGAACATTTCTGCTATTGCTTGAACACCTTCTGCTGTTGGTTTAGCAGGAAGGAAGTCATTGAGATCAAATAAACCATGTGTATCAATTGCCGCTAAGTTTTCTTCAGTAAGAGCACTTTCTTTTCTTGCCCATTTAGAAGTACTATAGTCTGCATATTGTCCTTTGGTTGTTTTTGCTAAACGGAAGTCAGTACCTGCAACATAATCAGTTGGTAAGTTTTCCATTTCTGGATCCATTAATGCTGATTTAATAATGTTAAAAATTTGAGGACCAATTACAAAACGTCTAATTGGGTTCTCAGGACTTTCTTCATTTAGTGGATTTTCATTTACAAAGCCTTGGAAAATATAACTTCTTTTTTTCCAGTACTTTCTGCCCATATCTTCTAAAGAAGGATCTTTAAACCAAGGTCTAACTTCGGTTAAGACTGGACATGTTTCACCAAACATTTCCATACAAGGAACTTGTACAGTTGTTGGTTTTTGATCGCCACCTACTACTCCTGGGAATGTAAGTCTGATCATTTGTCGTTCTACCCAAAAGAACGTGTTGTTTGGATCATTGTCAGGTAGGAATCGTAGTACTGTACTACTTCCTTCGTCTATGTTCCAAAATGGGTATATTGCGTTATCGCTTGAGCCGGTATTGTTACCTTTGGAATTGTTTTCCATTGATTGTAACTTTGCTCTTATTTCTGCTAATGAGGCCATGATATTTCTCCTATATTTGCCATGTTCGTAATACCTTCTGTGTTTAGGGTATCACTTGTTTTTTATTATAAAGCCAAGATGTAAAAAAGTCAACACCTTTTTACAACTATTAATAGATTTCCTATTAACAAATTTATTTATCTGGTTAGTGTGTTTTTAGTCTGTAAACTGGTTCAAAAATGCTTCGTATGTTTCTGCAACATCTACAGGTAATGCCTTTTTGCTGTTAGAATTAGCACTTAATAAACAACTTTTAATAGTGCCATATTCAAATTGATTTAAGTCACCGCCTGATGAAAGTTTACTACTAATGCTTTGTAAATAGTTAGATAATACAGGATCACTTGCAGAGTAACCTAATTGACTTACTTGATGTCCAAGTCTTGCATGTGGTGATGCAAAGTCAACTAAATCAGACTCTTGTAATTTATCTTTTAATGTTGCAAATGATTCAGATTCTATTGCTGACACAATTTTACTTTCAAAACTTTTCTTTTTGTTTACTAGTGTTTTTAAATTGTCCATTACATTTGAAACTTTATTATCAAAATGTGTTTCAGTAAATTTACTTTCTAAATCAATATCATCTTCTAAAATTTCTACATTATTATAATCTGATATGCTTTCAATAGTATTTGCATAAGTTTTTACACCACTCAATTTTTTAAATGTAGTTCTAATATCATTTATATTCTCAATAGCAAGATCTACATATTCTTGATTGCTTTCGTTAACTAGTTTAGAGTTTTTTACATAACGTACAAATTCTCTCAATTGACGATAATCTTCTGCCATTTTAGAAATTGTTGTACCCTGTTGATCGTAAACTTCACCACCATTATATAAATGTCTTGCCATTGCTCTTGCGGCTTGTAAATTATTTTCTGCCATTTTAAACTTTTCTTCACCACGTTGTATTAATACACTATGTATATTTCTACTTCTAGCACCACGTACTTCTTCGTTTACTGCTTTTTTATGTCGTACTATTAGTTTGATGTTTTCTAATGCTTGGTAACTAGATTTAGTGCTACCTGTCATTTTTCCGTAGTTGGCTTCCATTACTTCTGCCATGTCTCTCTCCGCATTCCTCTTAATATCGATTTGCTCACCTTTTGGTTTTAATTTTTTATCAAATACCTTATAATCAAAATCTAGTAAGTAATCTTGTGCTAGTTCTTTAAGACGTATTCTTATCTCATCTGCATTAATATCTTCACTAGTAGCCATATATACTTCGTCTTTATCTTTATTAACTCTAACTATGATGTTAGGCGAATCAACAGCAAATCTAGAACCTTGACTAGGATCTATTACTAATTCACCATCTTCATTAAAAGATTGTACTGAGTACCCAAAACCTTTTAAAGAATTATAAATTTTTTCTGCTACTGTACTATAACTAATTGACATTATGATTTCTCCTTACTACTATTTATCATAAGATACCAATCGGTAGCGGACTGTTAGCAGGATCGTCATCATCGTCTTGTGGATTGTATGTTAGACTACTATTTACAGCATTATAAACATCATC